ATACGAATTTTTTGCATTCACCTGTCCACAATATACGTAAGAGCTATCTGGATATGGAAAATCACCATGATAGAATTTTGCGGAATCTGGATCTTTGAGGTGCTCTTTAACCGAACTTTCTACAGCTTGCTTTTCAGAATCAGTTAAAGGTCTCGCATGTGAAGAGAAAGCACATAGACCAATTAATGCAGTGACTATTAAATTTTTCACAAAGGCTCTCCATATCTAAAGAGCTATCATGATAATAATGTATGCTTTTAATGTCACTGCGTCGCAGCTGTAAGCGCCGCCTCAAGCCCGGCAAACGGGTCTGCACCTTCTTCATCAGGATCACGCTGCCAGCGCAGCAACATGTCGCTCATCGTGGCTTTTGCACCTTGGGAATTGAACACAGCCGTTGCAATCTGCGCCGCCTGAATATCTCCCCGGATATCACCTATTGGGCTGTGTTTATCAAATTCAGCCCAGAGCCTGAGTTCACTGGCAGACATAGTATCCCGAAGCTCTGATAGCGTGCGCCCCATGCGGAGCGCAAGCGACATCAGAAACCGCATGCCGGGCTGTGCTACTTTCCCTCAGCTTCCTTCGGGTCAGTGGTCAGATTAAGAGCCTGGCGCAGCAACCGAGCATGAACAGGGCCATACACCGCTTCAACATCGGCAAAATCATTTTTGCTGAATACCGGTTCACCCTGTTCGTCAAACAAAACATCAATAAACAGTGTGACATCTGCGCGGAGATTGCGGTGCGCACGTTCTGACACGGACAGATCACCATCAGTATCACCAGGTTTAATCACGTCCTGCCAGTGCAACCATGCTTCTGCTGATGGTTCCCGAAGGACAACCTTCACACCATCCCATTCCGGAACAGTAACATCAGTATGACGAAATGCTGACGCTCTGGACAGTGCCAGTTCTTTAAGACTCTTAGCCATTTTTTATCCCTGATTAAAGAAGATGAGTTATGCCACCGTTACTGTGCAGGTTGATGAGGTAACTTTTCCGGCAGGCGTGGAGGCGTCAGTAACCTCACAAACATAATCACCGGCATCACCTGAGGCAGTGTTTGCCTTGTTGAACGTTGCAGTCGTCTGCCCACTAACTGCGCTACCGCCCTTCTTCCATACGTAGGAATAAGGTGTGGTTCCTCCCGCTGCCACTACCGTCAGTGATAAAGCTGATCCAGATGTTACGGATTTGGTATCAGGCAGATCGGTGGTAAGGCGCAGCGCGTTATCAATTTTCGTTGGCTTACCTTTCAGACGTAGCGAGAACGTTGCAGCCACTACGCTGTTTGTCCCTGAAGACCAGGTGTGCTGGCGAACTTCAGCCAGGAACTGGAAGCCGATCCCGGAAGGGAAAATGATTTTGAAGCCATAGGAGGTGTCATTGTCATATGCTTCACGCAGGGCATCCTGTGCAGGGTTAGAGTAAAAGTTACCCGACAGTGAGATTTCTGACTGAGCGCCCAGGCCGTTAATGTTTTCCTGTTCTGTAGAACACAGCGTTGTGACGTCGATATCCTGTTTCTGGCCACCAGTGAATTGCACCTCTTTAATGGTGCACTGCAAATCCAGATACGTTGCTGAACCGACCGTTTCTGGCGTTGCCGGGGCAGAAGTGATCTGAATCTTCGTGCCCTGTGATTTTTCATAAAGTGAGGACATAACTGTCTCCTGAAAATAGAAAACCTGCCGAAGCGGGTCTGTGAGTTAATGGATGTGTCAGGCGATTACCTGAAATTCCAGCGTTGACCGGTAATACCGGGACTCTGGTTCATAACTGGGTGTTTTGCTTATGTTGGTAGGATTAAGTGGTTTAACTGCCTGTAATGCCATATCCCGGATTATGCGTGCCTCGCTGATCGTCAAGGCATACACGTCAACCTGAACAGAAACGTTAGATTCCGCCTGTCCACACAGAACATCAGCGGTCACATCAGAAATAAGTGAAAAAATTACCCACGGTGGAGAAATTGAAGGCTGACCGTCACTACCCAGCGGAGCAACGTAAGGGTAAACCTGCCCACCTGCCAGCGGCGCCAGCATCGAGTAGAGATCGTCTTCCGTCATTTGCTTAATACCTCGTCAATCGCCTGGTTCATACGCCTGATCGCGACCTCCGTCGCCTGCTCCAGGCGAACATCGAACGCGGGGCGAACAAACGGATGAGGCGGCATATTTACAGACCCCATCTCAACAAACCGCCAGTAAAACGCATTTCGCGGATCGCTGGCTTTCATGGTGTTGTCGCTATTACCGGTTCGCATGTTGCGACCACGGATATGTACGCCGGAAGTAATTTCACCGCGGCGTCGTGAGCGCTGAGTCAAAACGACCACGTTTTTCTTCAGTTTTCCGGTTCTCTCAGGAGCGCGTGCGATCACTTCTTCCTTAAGCACTTCTGCCCCGGCGCGTGTGGAATCACGCAAAACCTTGTTATTTTCAGCGCGGCTAAGTAACTCCAGGTCTTTTGCTATGTCATTCAACCCGGAAAAATCGAGGCTCGTTTCAATCATTTTTCTGCCCCCTGCTTGCATAAAATTTCGAGCTGAACACCGCGAGAATCAGAAATCGGTGGGCCAATGATATTCAAAATGGCACCCTTGAACGGTCCAGTGATAACCCTGAGTCTGGACGCAGCAGTTATATCGTTACGAAATCGTGTCCAAACCCTGATAGTGGCTACAGCGGTTTCAGCACCGGCCGCTACAATTTCACGGCCACTGATGCCTTTGACTTCTGCCCATGTACTCGCACCGTCATGCCACGTTTCAACAGGCTGACCAGAAGGATCTCTGGATGTTGTGATGTTCTGAACTACCACCCTGTCTCTCAGTCTTCCGGCCTGCATAAAATCCTCCTACACACCGTAAATTCGGTATGGCTGAAGCAGGGCTTCAACTGCAAACGGGACATCTGTAGCGGTCTGACCGACGGCCACTGATTCTCTGTTGGCATACCAGTGACCTATCAGCAGTAACATGGCCGCCTTAACATCATCATTGAGGAGAATCTGGTCCGGGTCTTCTGCGTAGCCTGGGCTGCTTTCATTTTCATAGAGCGTGCGGCGCGTCCATGTCTGGACGTACCGGGCTGCCGCACCTGAGTAAATCTCCAGCAGAGCATCATCACCCGTAAAATCGGTATCAATGCGACAATGCTGTTTCACCACAACAAGCTCAAGCATCACTTTCTCGCCTTTTTGTCTGCTTTTGTCTCCGGCTGTTCCGGCTGTTCCGGCTGTTCCGGCTGTTCCGGCTGCGCAGAATTATCGACCTCAATCAGATGTGCATATCCTTTATTAATCAGTTCGCGTCCGTGCTGCTCAATGGTTTCGAATACCGAGCCTTCGGTAACCACGTCGCCGTTTATGTACAGCGGCTTTTGTGCAATTATTTTCATAGCTCACTCCCATAAAAAAGCGGCCCGCAGGCCGCAGCAGGTTTTATGCGCCAGCAGGTGCCGGGACAGTGAAGGAACCATAGATGAATGCTTCCGGACGTTTGACTGCCAGTGCCAGACGCTCTTCACAACGAATTGAGATCATGTTTTTCTCAAAATCGTCGGCGTTTTCAGTGGAAATAACCACATTGGCATCCTCACGATCAAAAATCTGCGCACCAGCGTTAAATGCGCCTGTCAGGAACTTGCCCTTAAATGCCGCAGCTTCGGTCGCCACCACCGGAAGCCCCCACAATGTCGGGCCAGTCAGACCTGATGGATTGGCAAGGATATAACGCCCAAGCGTGTCTTTAGTGAGTTCGATTTTTGCCCAGTCGATAAAGTGCAGAACATGCCCTGACGCCGGGAAGCGCGCCAGTTGCGCCTGCAGCATTGCCAGGCGCAGGTCATCAATGCCGTTTTGCTGTTCAACCCTGAATTCTGCACTGAAGGCCGAAGCCTGCGGAACGATACCGTGCAGATGAACGCCGGTACCGTCACCAAAAAGGATTTCCTGCTCTTCAACATATTTCAGGCCGTAGCGCATTTCGGCATCAACGGTGGACTGTAGCTGTGCGAAGTCATCCAGAATCTGTTTTGACGCCTTGAACATATGCGCAATGGTGGTTACCGGGGTGATCTTCGTGGCGAACGCAATATCGCTGTACGGCTTGGTTGTGTTCTCCGCAACCACGGCGGCTTTGTTGGTAAAACCCGTCTGCTGAACCCAGAAGATTGCCGGAGATGATGTGCGACCAGGTGCAATCAGATCACGTATAAACAGGCGTTGTTTGGGGGTAGTATCAATACCCGGCAGGCGCTGAGGCTCTACCACGCCTTCAGCGACACCGGAGGAGATAAGTGCAGCGTTTACCGGGATGCTGACGCGTTTCCCTCCTTCCACGCTGGCGGAAAATGTTTTAAGAGCTTCCGCAGAAATGACCTGTTGGCCAACCGTCTCAACAATATGTTTTGCATTGGCCAGCGGCATCTGCGCAACATGCTGCTCAAGTTCCCCTATTGCCGCCTTCAGCGTTTTTTCAGCTTCACGCAGGGCGTTAAATTCAGACGCCATCTTGTCAACGGCTGCCTTTGTTTCTTCTGACAGTTTGCCGGACTTCTTCGCTTCTTTAAGTGCATCTTCAGCCCTGGCATTAAACTTATCCGTCGCTTCTTCAATGCTGGCGGTAACTTTTTTCAGAATTTCATTTACTTCAGACATAAAAGGTCCTTATTTGACTAACGCAGCGAGGGCGTTTTCAAGAGAATTGATGATTTCAGGTTTTATTTCTTCGGCAGCGCCCGGCGTGCCGTCATGGTTGGTGGCAGCGCCAGACATGCCACCGGACAGGGCTTTAATCAGTTTCCGGCGTTCAGAGCGCGGAGTGTTGGACTTTGCCAGCAACGCATCGAGCTTACGCAACGCTGCAGCAGGAGTTTCGTCACCGTCACTTACGGCATCAGCAGAAAGAAGGCTGTCGGCCAGACCTTTCTCCACGGCATCGCTACCGCCGATGTAGCTTTCGGCATCCATCAGTTTTTGCACTGTGGCCATATCAAGCCCGGAGCGTGCGGCGTAAATGTCAGCCATTGCGTTATCAAACGGTTCGAGAGAGGCAGATAATTCAGCAAAGTCATGCCGGTTACCCATTGCCACCACCCAGCAGTTGTGGATCATCAGGAAGGCCCCACGACCAATCTGAATATCATCCCCGGCCATCGCGATAACAGAGGCAGCGCTGGCGGCAATACCCAGCACCTTGACCGTAACTTTCCCCTGGTATTCACGCAGCAGGTTGTAGATGGCCAGGCCTTCGAACATGTCACCGCCAGGGGAGTTGATATTGACCGTGACGTCGGCGCCATTCATCGCCCGTAGCGCACCGGCGATACGTTTGGCTGTTACGCCTTCCCCCCAGTAATCCTGCCCGATAACATCAAAAACAGAAATGCTGTTATCGTCGGTGGCCGCAGCTTTGATCCCGCCGTTCCAGCGGTCCAGTGCGGAAGGAAGGGTTTCACAGGTAACGCGCGCACAGGGGCGCCCCGCCGGCGCTACCGGAAGTTGTTTTTTGCTCATCAGGAAAGTGCTCCTAAGCGGCCTGTTTCAGCGGAGATTGTTCAAAGGAAATATCGGGGAATACGTGGTTATGCAGTTCTCTCAGGGCCAGAGCCTGAACAGCAGGATTGCTGCTTTCGAGATTTTTCAGTTGCGTCAGGTTGAGCTGAACGGTGTAAATGTCCCCCCCTTCAATCGGCGGCATATTTTCCAGACGGCGAACATCGTTTCGCGACATCCAGCCATTCTGAAGCGCGCTGGTATAGTAAGCCGCACGGCCAGCGCTGTCGGCGCGCAGCAGTCCTTCAACGGAGAACTCCGCGAACACGTCATCATCGCTATCGAGCAGGCACCGGCCAATTTCCTGTTCAATATTCACCAGCAGCGGTCGAAGAGTGTGCGTCAGGAACTGAAGGTTCATCCCTTCAAGACTGGATGCCCAGCTGCTTTGTTTAGTGGTATGACCGACCATGAAAGGAGGAACGCGAAACCAGCGGCAAATTTCCTCGATACTGAAGGAACGGCTTTCCAGCAATTGTGCCGCTTCCGGATTCATGGTGACATTCTGGTATGTGAGTTCATTTTCCAGCACCATCAGTTTCCCGGCATTTTTTGAACCGATAAAAGACTGAAGGTTTTGCCTCAGACGATCACGCTGCTCTTTGGTCAGCGCATTTTTTGAAGAAAGAAACCCTGTACTCTGAAGGCCATTTTCAAAGATTTTTGCCGCGGCTTCATCCACCGACATTGCCGCACCAAAGACATCGATGCCCGTCATCGCAGGCATCATGCCACATACACCATCCAGACCGAATCCACGGATATGCATAATCCGGTTTACAGGTATAATTCGCTGTTTTCCGTTCTCAGTATATGAGTACTGCAATTGCCCACTATCCAGTCGTTTTACTACCATGTTCTGTGGTAACAGCGGAACCAGCGATACCAGTTTTCTGCCGATAAACAGTTTTTCAACAAATGCATTTCCCCGCAGACAGATACTGGCGACCACCATCAGCATAAAACGTGACGGCGTCATTTCAGGATTGGGGCGCCGGCAAAGTAC